AACCCGAACGCGGAAGCCAAGGTCCGAGACGACTTGGTGGCGGCGCTCGTGCAGAAGATGGACATCGACTTCATCAACCCGGCGCGGGCCGCGGTGGCGAACGTCAACCCGTCTTCGATCACGTATCAGACCACGCCGATCCTCACGACTGGCACGACGGCGGCGGCGTTCCGCACGGACTTCGCCACGCTGGTCGGCACGTTCGCGACGGCGCTGCTCACCCCCGAGGACATCGTGATCATCATGTCCACGGTGGACGCGCTGAACATCAGCCTGATGATCACGTCGCTTGGCAACCAGGTGTTCCCTGGCATGACGATGAACGGCGGGTACCTGATGGGGTTCCCGGTGATCACGACGACCGCGATGGTCGCAACCGGCTCACCGAGCTCCACGATCATCGTCGCGGTCAAGGCCGGCGAAATCTACCTGGCCGATGACGGCGAAGTCACGGTGGACGCGAGCGATCAGGCGTCGGTCGAAATGGTCGATTCGTCGTCGGTGACGGGCATCGTCGGCACCGGCGCGAGCGTGGTCAGCCTCTGGCAGACCAACATGGTCGGCCTGAAGGTGATCCGAGCGGTCAACTGGAAGCTCCGCCGCACTGGCGCGGCGCGCTACATCTACAACGCGGCGTATCGGGCGTAACACTTGCTAGTTCGCCTCCTTGTGGACAGTCCATGAGGAGGCGACGAGCATGAGCACGAAAGCACAGGTCGGAGCGATGTCAGCAGACAAGAACAAGCCAGCGGCGGACGAGCCGAAGCCGGCACCACCGCCGAAGCCGCCCGAGCCGGACGGCAACACGCCGGTGGATGTGCAGCAGACGCAAGAGGAGCGCGATCGCGCGCGACCGAAAGATCAGGCGTAGTTCGCAACCCACGGGGCGGTCCAGCCGCGTTCGGTGTGGGCCGTCCCGGTCGTTCTCCCTGCGCTAAGGGGTATCCGTTATGCCGTTCGACAACTTCACACCGACCAAGGTGCGCGCACTGGTGGAATGTCCACAGGGGCAGCAGCCGGGAGAGGTGTTCGAAGTCACGGCGGACGTGGCGGATATCCTCCTCTCGGTTCACTCGGTGGAACTCGTCGCCGCCGATACCCCTCTCGGCATACCCAAGCGCGGAGCCTATAACCGGCGCGATCTGCGGGCCAAGCCCTGATGCGGATTGGCCCGATCGAATTGTCGTGGCGGACGAAGGGCAGCGCGAGTGCGGCGCTTGGTGACGGGATCACGCATCTGCCCGCCAGCAACGCGGGTTGGTGGCCGATCGTGAGGGAATCGTTCGCGGGAGCCTGGCAACGCGGCATCACCGTCCCGGTCGAGGACGTGCTGCCGCACCCGACGTACTGGGCGGTGGTCACGCTCATCGCGGGAGACGTGGCCAAGATCCGGCCGATGCTGGTGCGGGACGAGGACGGCATCGACATCGAGATCGAGCACAACTCCCCGTATGCGCCTGTCCTCAAACGGCCCAACCACTACCAGAACCGGATCCAGTTCTTCACCTCGTGGATGCTCTCGAAGCTGATGCGCGGCAACAGCTACGCGCTGAAGGGCCGAGACGCCCGCGGCATCGTCACCGATCTCTACCTGCTCGATCCGTTGCGGGTGCGGCCGGTGGTGTCCACGACCGGTCAGGTCTACTACGCCTGTCAGCAGGATTTGCTCGCGGACATCACCGAGGCGTCCATCGTGATCCCGGCGCGCGAGATCATCCATGACATCGGGTTCGCGCCCTATCACCCGCTGATCGGGTTCTCGCCGGTCTACGCCTGCGGCCACACGGCGATGCAGGGGCTGACGATCGTCAGCAACGCGACCAAGCATTTCCGACAGGGGTCACAGGTCGGCGGCGTCCTGACGGCACCAGGCCAGATCAGCGCGGACACCGCCGCACGGCTCGAGAAGTACTGGCAGGAGAACTATGCCGGCGAACAGAACATCGGCAAGGTCGCGGTCCTCGGCGACGGGCTGAAGTTCGAGAAGCCGACGGTGATGAGCGCGGTCGATTCGCAGTTGATTGACCAGTTGAAGTGGGGAGACGAGAAGATCTGCTCAGTCCATCACGTCCCGCCGTTCATGGTCGGCGTCGGTCCGCTCCCCAGTTACAACAACGTGGAAGCGCTCGGCCAGCAGTACTACGGCCAGTGCCTGCAGTTCTATTTCGAGTCGATCGAGTTGTGCCTGACCGAAGGGCTGGAACTCGAGCGCGTGGGATTCGAGGTCGAGTTCGACATTGGTGAGCTTGACCGCATGGATTCGGTGCAGCGCATGGAAGTCGCCACCAAGGGTGTCACGGGCGGCGTGTACATGCCGGATGAGGCCCGCGCCAAGTTCAATCTCCCGTCGGTGAAGGGCGGCGATCAGGTCTACCTCCAGAAACAGAACTGGCCGCTGGGGATGCTCGGGACCGACACGCCACCGCCAGCCCTTCCGCCCGCGATGCCTGCGCCAACACCTCCGGAACTACCGGCACCGAAGGCGCTGGATCGGGCGGAACTGCTTGCGGCGGTGATGAAGCGGGTCGAGGTCGCGGCATGAACGACACCGAGACGATCGCGGACGTGATCGGGACGGCGGTCAAGGCGGCGACGACACCGCTCCTGATGGACATCCGGATGCTCCAAAACCAGGTGGGCGTCTGGGAGGTCCGCTGGAGCGATCTGGCGACCCTGCGGGAGCGGGTGGCGGTCGTGGAGGCCCGAGCGCCGATCCCTGGCCCGCCGGGACCGCAGGGCGAGCCTGGCAAGGACGGCGCTCGCGGTGGGGATGGCTATACCGGGGCGGTCGGGCCTCCTGGCAAGGACGGGCAATCAGCGGAACTGCCGGCGGACTTGTTAGAGCGGATTGCGGCGCTCGAGACCGGGCTTGTGCCAGTGCCAGAGCTGTCAGCCGAGGAAATCACGCGGAGTTTGGCCGAGACCGTGCGCGCGGAACTCTCGGCGTTTGAGGTGGCGACTCCAACCCAACGGCAGCGGCGGGTGTTGCGGGATGAGCAGGGCCGAATCGATCGCGTGATCGACGAACCCGTGGCGTGAGGCTGAAGGCATGGCGCTGAATACCAAAATCTCGAACTTGGCCGCGAGCGCGGCGGCTGATGCCGTGTGCGTGCTGGCCAACACCGGGTATCTCCGCATCTATGACGGGACACAGGCGGCCGATGCTGACACAGCGGTCGGCGCGCAGGTTTTGCTGGCGGAGTTGCGGCTGAATGCCACGGCGTTCGGTGCGGCGTCCAACGGAGTGGCGACGGCGAATGCCATTACCGCTGACAGCTCCGCGAATGCCAGCGGTACGGCGTCGTGGTTCCGGGTGCTGAAGTCTGACGGGACGACGGTGTTATTCGATGGCTCGGTCGGTACGTCAGGCGCAAATCTGAACCTGAACTCAGTGGCGATCTCGAGTGGGGCGGCGGTCAGCATCTCGTCGCTGACCTACACGGCGAAGAAGATCGAGTAATGGCACTCACGATCGTCCAGGAGAAGGGCGTCTTCAACCCGAACCCCGCCAGCACGACGGCGTCGATCACGATTACCAGCACGGTGGCCGGGAATCTCCTCATTGCGCTGGTGATGGACGACACCATCCAGCCGACCGTTAGTGGTGTGAGTGGCGGCGGTGGCAACACCTTTACGCAAGTCCCATCCGCCCGTGCGTTGGACGGCGGCACCCACATGTCGGACATCTGGTACCTGCCGAACAATGCGGGCGGGATCACCACGGTCACGGCCACGTTCAGTGCATCGAGCAGTTCGCACGGCATCTGGGCGATGGAAGTGTCGGGAGCCGCAACCGTGAGTCCGGTGGATATTCAGTCCGTGAAGAACAACGCCACAGCCTCGACAACGGTGACCGGCACGTCGATGAACACGACGAATGCTGCAGACATCATCGTGGCGAACTGGACGACCGGCGCAACAACGACAACCGCTAATGCTCCGTGGACGCTGTTCACGAACATCTTGAACGGGAACGGTGCGGGTTATCAGATCGTGGCTGTCACCAGCGCGTACGCGGTATCAGCGAATCAGAACGCCGCTCAAGCGTACTGTGTGTCTCAGGTGGCGTTTAAGTCCAGCAGCGTGGCCACCCCACGATGAGGATCGCTGCTCTTGATGGGTGTTGGGAACTGACCGCGTAGGCGCGACACGAGCAAAGGACGGCGATGGCTTCACTGGCCGATCAGTACACCTACTCGCAGACGACGACCTTTCAGAACAGGGTCAAGCAGGCGGTGATTTCTGCGGCCGTGGCTATTCAGAACGAAGCGACGAGCGCGGCGTTTCACTATCACCGCGCTAAGCTCGCGCAGGAAATCCTGATGCCCGGCGGGATGACGAACTGGTTGGTGCAGTTCGCCGAAGGCGTCGCGAACGATGCCACGGTCTCCGGAAAGATTGCGACCGGCGGGGCATCAGGCACCGACCTGGACACCGACATTGCGTCCGCCGTTAGTGCGCTATGGACTGGATTTGCCGTGCGGGTCTAATCTCCGATGTCCACCTCCTACGTCCGCGTCGCGCCTGACTCCACCGGGAAGTACATCCGGAACGAATCGCTGTACGTCCCCGTGGATTTGTTCGACGGCACGGGACCGACCGCGACGCTCGTCCAGCAACAGGTGGTGACGCCGGCTGACGGGTTTGGCAAGCTTGCGGATCCGAATCTCGTCCCCCTCTTGCACGACCTCGTAGCCGGTCAGGCGCAGATGCTTGAACTGCTGACGATGATCGGCGTGTCGATGACCGGTGACTATCCGAGCCGACTTCTGGGGATGAGTGGACTTCCGCCAGAGGCGGCCCCACAAAACCCCGTCCGGCTCTTGGGCGATCAGTTTGGGCGTCAGATTGTCCTCACTAATGGGGTCCGTGATCAGGTGGGGACTCAGACGACCACGATCAGCGCGAGCACGTCCGAAACAACGATCGTGACGTTGGCTCCGACGTTCAACGACCTCGTCATGCTCATCGTCTCGAACACGTCGGCGGCGACCAGCACGCGGATCGACTTTCGGGACGCGACGGCCGGGACGATCCTCTTTTCGCTGCAATCGGTCGGCGGCGCGCCCCCGGTCGGGTTCTCGCTGCCGGTGCCGATTCCTCAAACGAAGAACGCGCAGAACTGGACGGCGCAGTGCGGGACGTCCACGACTGATGTGCGGATCTACGCGCTGTTCATTCGGAATCAGTAGGACACGATCATGAGTTCATTGGTACGGATTGGCAGCGGCACCGGGAACGGGTCGAAGATTGGCACCGAAGCCGTCATCGACGGTCAGCGCGGGTCGCAGCGGACGTCGATCTCCCCGCTTGATTACACGGATATGGGCGGGAACGTCTACGGCTTCTACTCGGCCGTGCTGCGGACCGGCAGTTTGGCCGCGACGATGGCCGCGAACTCGCCCCTGGTGTCTTTCCGCTGGACGTCCACCACGACCGTCGCGTTGATCTTGGCGATTCGCTGGGCACATCAGCATGTCACGGCGACGGCGACCGCCGTGACGGGATTCCCCGACGCGGAGGCGATCATCGCGCGCTCGTTCAGTGTGGCTGATACAGGCGGCACGGCGACGGTCCCGTCGAAGATGCGTTCGACAATGGCGAATAGCGCCGTGGGCGATTTCCGTGTGGCGACGACCGCACAGTTGTCGGCCGGCACGCGGACTCTCGACTCGGTGGGGTTTGCGTTCGCGTCGGCACCGGTCAAGGTGTCGCCGGACATTGGCGCGACGGCGGCGACGGGGATCGCGGCCGGCGTGGGGACGGCCATGCAGGATCTTTACAAGTGGGATCGGCTTGGTGGGCATCCTCCGGTGTTGCAGGCCAATGAAGGGCTGATCCTCCGCCAGTCGTCGGCTGGACCGGCGGCGGGTACGTATCAGTTCATCTTCACGCTCGAGTGGGCGGAGCTCGCAGGGTTCTAGTCGGCGATGTTGCTCGATCTCCGGTCGCTGGAGGAGGCGGCTGGCGGAGGGATTACCGGCACCTGTGCGGTGTCGGTGCTTGGGGCGACAGTTGACGCGGTCGGTGCGGAGACCTTCGACGGCTCCACTGCGGTAGCGGTACTCGGGCCTTCGGTTGACTCGGTTGGGACCGAGACGTTCACGGGGACGGCGGCTGTCGCGGTTCTCGGTGCCACGATCGACGCGGCTGGCGCCGAGACGTTCAGCGGGACCAGCACGGTATCAGTGCTGGGCGCTACCGTGGACGCGGCAGGGGTTGAGACCTATGCCGGCACGGCGGCGGTCTCGGAACTCGGGCCGACCATCGATGCGGTCGGGATTGGGGCACCTGGGGTCACCGGCACCTGTGCGGTGGCCGTCCTCGGACCGACGATCGACGCGGTCGGGGCCGAATCGTTCAGCAGCACGGCCGCGGTGGCAGTGCTCGGGGCCACCGTTGATGCGGTCGGTGCCGAGACGTTTGCAGGGTCGGCCGCTGCGGCGGTCCTTGGGCCAACCATTGACGCGGCTGGCATTCAGGGCACGCTCGGGACGGCAGCGGTTGCGGTCCTTGGGGCCACGGTTGCTGCGAGCGGGGCAGAGACCTTTGATGGCGCGGCGGCTGCGGCCGTGCTGGGCGCGACGGTTGCCGCAGTTGGCGATGAGACGGTCACCGGCACGGCCACGGTGGCCGAGCTCGGGCCAACAGTTCTCGCGTTCGATGCGATCACCGGCACGGCGGCGGTTGCGGTTAGCGGGCCAAGCGTTGCCGCGGTTGGTGTTGGCGGGGTCGAGGCGGACGCGGTTGGGCCGTTGCTGCCGCCACGGCCTCGGGGTCGGCGGGTTGGCAGTCGGACGGGGCGCGTCAAGGTCGCACAGGCCGGGCCAACGGTTCAGGCGACCGGCTGGGTGGCCTGTCCGGTCACCGGAGTCGCCGCGGTTGCGGTCGGGGCACCAGAGGTTGAGGCCGAAGGTCACCAGGCGCACGACGGCCAGGCGTCGGCCGAGCAGGGACCGCCAGAGGTTGAGGTCGCCGGGTTTGTCGCCTACGTCGTCTCGGCTCGAGCCGGGCACCCGCAGCGGCAGTTGACGGGCGGGGCGGCGGTGGCGCTGACGGCGGAGGTCGAGGCGCAGGGCGCTGTCGTTCACCGGCCGGATCCGATCGATCGCGCGTGGCAGACGTTGCAGCGGCAGGACGACGAGGACGAAGCGGAGCTGGTGGCGCTGCTGGGATTTGACTCATGACGAAGCAGGATCTCGTCGCTCTCGCCCGCGGCCTTGCGCCGCTGTTGCGGGATCTGTATGTGCGCGTGAGTCAACTGGAAGTCAAGGAGCGCGGGCTGGACGGGGAGCCTGGGAAGGTGGGTCCGCCCGGACCTCCTGGACCCGCGGGACGCGACGGGATGTCGGTGGTCGGGCCGCCGGGACGGGACGGCAAGGACGCGACGGGAAAGGACGGGAGGGACGGCGTGGACGGCCTCGGGTTCGATGACTTGGAAGTCTGCCACGACGGCGAGCGCGTGGTGACGTTCCGCTTCATTCGGGGCGATCGGATCAAAGAGTCTGCCGTCACGTTTCCGATTGTGCTCGACCGAGGCGTCTGGAAGGCGGATCGCCCGTACGAGAAGGGCGATGCCGTGACGGTGGCA